TCTATTATCTCCTGAATTTTAATTTCATTCTCAATAGTGTTTTTATTTTTAGAAGTGTTCAGACTAATGCTACCAAATAAAGACTCTATAACTGAGTTTATTAATTTATTAGTCTCAAATAGCTTGATGCTGTTGATATAGTCGTTATTTATGTCGGTCAACTTACTATCCTCATAATTTGAACTAGGTTTAATGTTTAAGGTATTATTATTACCGTTAGATGTGGTTGCATTTTGTGTGAATCTGATGTTTAGTATATCTTCACCTAAAGTCTGATTCCCCCAAGAACTAGTACCACCGTTGTCTTGTATTACTTCGTATAAGAAAGTATTGAAGTCAGTGCTGTTGGTCCCAGAGTTTACATCATTGTAAAGCAATTTACCAGCCCCTGAATTTGGGTTCACCTTAAACTTATCTAGTAAATCTACTCTATCGATTTCCAAAGTAATTCCATCCTGAACAAACGAATCTGGTAATGAAGGGTTAATACTACAACTAACGAGCGATTTTAAAGCCTCCTTAAGGGCTTTTTTAACATCTAACTCTATATCTTCTAGGTTATGGGTTAAAACGTCTATAAGGCTTTCCTTTAAAGGCTCAAAACCTATTAACGACTTAGTTAAATCTAATAAGAAATCTAAACTGTTAGTTTCCTGTGAAATTGAGTCAATAGAATTTGTATTAGAGAATTTAGGGTAACCTTCTGAAGATACCCTTAAAGCCGCTATTTGAGCAAATATGTCAGATTTTTCTCTAGTAACATTCATTAAATCTTATTCTTTACTTTTAGACTCGTTAATCATTTCTCTAATCTTAGCAAAACTATCGTTAGATACTACTTCTGGATTATTATCTAAAGCGGTTTTAATTTCACCACTAAATTTAATAATATCACCTTGAAGTCTACCTACATCTAATTTAGTTTTTATTGCAGAATCTTTAACCTTTAAAGCATCAGTTTTAGCTTTGGCTACTTTAGCCCAATCATCTACATCTTCAGGTACCGAACCAACACCAATTTCATTAACGACCTTTTGAGCGTCAGTTATTTGATTACAAGCGTTATTGTAGACTTCTTGTAACAATCCTTGAAGAGAACTGTTATCATTTATTTTTATTTCTTGTTTTTTACTTCTAGGCAAAATCTTATATTTTTAATATTTGTTATACTTATTTAGGTTACCTTCATATATCATACCATTAATTTCCCTTGTAGTTGCCCACAATGGTTGTAAATTACTTAAAGCATTAATAATACATGTGTTTATTTATAAATAGATAAAAACTTTATTTTTATTAAATACCTAAAAAAAAAAAGATAATAATTATAAAAAACCCTTATCTATTTTATCAGCTTTAGTTAGCTCATATATTGTCTTATATCTCCGCATAGCAATCCTAATGTCTTTAGTTACTAACCCTGTGTATTCTCTAATTGTACTAAGTATGCTATTCTTATTGAATTTGGAACCGCCACTTAGTGACTCAAATAAAGTTTCCCAGTTTCCTAAAATAGAAATTAGAGCTTCGCCTACTTTACGTTCATTCTCTGTTAATTTCTTTTTACCCTCATCTTCGCCGTTTAACTCACTTTTAATCTCATCGCACATGGTATCTATTAAGTCGCTTAGCATATAATCGGTATCCGATAAATGGTAAATAAACTCGTCCTTTTCATGCACCTTATTAATTGATGACGTGAACTCCAGCGTCTGCCTCATATTCTTCTCATCTTTAATCAATAATCCTAATATATAGTTTTTACATATAGTTCCGTAATACGAGTAAGCTCTTTTACCTTTTTCTGGTTTAAATTTATCAGCTTTTAACATAAGGTAAGAGAGTGTGTCACCATGTAGGTTTTCAAAAGTATAAGTTTTCCTATATAATTTATAACGTCTAATAATAGACTCAATCATTGTATTAAAAGCAGCTCTTAAGTGCTTATTATAAATTTTATCTCTTTTAATAGGGTCTTCTTCATTCAAAAACCTAACAACGGCTTCCTCTTCTTCAGGGCCAAAATATAAACCTTTGATTCTTTTACGTCCTCTTTTTTTTGCCATTAAGATTTTTCTGTTTTTTCATAAAGGATATTTCTGTCATTGACGTGGAAATATTCCTTCTTAGCCAAAGATAACCACCATCTTGATTCATCTGGCGTTAACTCTTTTTTATAAGAGTTAAATAAGCTACCTTCTCTGTCATTTAGATGTTTATACCCTAATTTAGGGATAATCATCACTTTACATGAATTGAATGTAAACCTTAATAGGAATTCACTTATAAAACTCAATTTCATGCTTTCTTTAAGTCCACCGAATTCTTGATATGCTTCTTTTAACATGGCCATTCCATCCATATTAAAATTTTGATACCTCAATAGTGCAGCATTATCCAACACACCCATTTCATCTGAGAATTGAGATGCCCATACAGCTTCGTTAGTGAACCCAATAAAATTGCTTTGAGGGTCCACGTCTAATATTATTGGTAGAAATATTTGAGTGTCAGTATAAACTTCTCTATACTTCACAACGTTACTTACCCATTTTCCACTTAACTCATCGTCTTGCTCTAAAAAGATAAACCATTTACTTTTGCAATTTTCAACACCTAGATTCATTTGAGCTTGAAAATCAGTTGATTTGTCATGTTTAATAACATCAAAATTCAAATCGTAATTTTTCATTAAATCAGATAAAACACCATGGTCTTTATCGGTACCAACAACAAACATTACCGTATCTGGTTTTGTTTCTTGCATTGCTATCGACTTGATAGCATTATTAAGTAAAGTCTCGTCCACATTATAAAGAGGGGTGATTACTGTGATATCATTTTTATTTTTCATCTTTGTTTTCTTTTTCTTTTTCTTTAGTTATATCAATAAGTGCTTCAAACTCACTTCTTCTATTAGCAATTAGATTACCATATACACGTTTGATATTTTCAACTTGCTTATCTTCAGTGTATTGACCTTTAGATTTTTTAACACCTTCCATTAAGGTATTAGGTACATTATCTTCTAACCATACTCTCATGAACTCTGACACTAAATTAGGTATAGATAATTCGTTATTAGTCCAAACACCATTATCTTTCAAACTAATTTGTTGTTCATCCGAACTATCGTCTTCCATCCATTCAGGAATCATAGCAGGTATCTTACCTATAACAGGTGTGTCACACTCCATAGCTTCAATAGGGAATGTTCCAAAACTGGATTCATCATCAACCCATATAGCTAGACAAGACTCACCTAGTTGCTCAGCAAACGTTTTTCTAGGTAAACCTCTAAGTTCTCTAAACGTAATCCATTTATACATTGGATGTTGTAAGTAGAACGACTTAACCAATCTTAGTGCAGTTTTCTGGTCTCTAGTTACAATAGAGACAATCGGTTTTTTAATCTTATCAGTCGTTTTAAAGTACTCAGGTATTGACGGCGGTATGATATGAGTGTCGATACTTGGAAATAGGTCTTTGATGTACTCTGACTGTCTTTCAGATGTTGTGATTACATCAGTAAAGCCAAAGTTTAAATCCCACCTATTACCAATTGGTAAAAATTCTAAGATGTAAGAATAGGACTGTGAAAATACTATTTTCTTACATGGGAAGTCTTTTACTTGCTCCATTACGTTAGCAAAAATCTCAGGTACAATAATGTAATCTATTGCAACTAGTTTTAAATTTTGTTGTTCAATTGAAACGTGTGGTAGTTTAGCGTACTCTTCACCTAACCATTCTTCAACGCCATGATAGTCATCTTTTTCGTGTAATATATGAGCTTTATACCCTAAATCATTTAAGACTTTAACGTGCTCGTATATATTAGCAATACCAGCAGTTGGGTTACCTTTTGTATCCAAAGTAAAGAAATATAAACCAAAATCTTTATTATCAATTTTACTTATAAATTCTTTTACTTGTACTTGTTTTTTTTCGTTTTCCATTTTTTTAATCAATTTTTTTTAATATCTTATAAAAAATTAGAGTATTATACGCTAATTTAAATTTTACATCGGTTTTAATTAGATTATTAGACCCCAACATTTCATCATGTTCGTCACTTGTACCACCAGCCATTGAGATATCGTCAATGAAATTTCTAATTATTTCATATCTCACGACGTTAACTTCTTTAGTGGTAGGTTCAGCAGTTTCAATTATTTTCGTCTTTACCAATTCATTATCATAGTTATATTCTTTATCCACTGTTTTAAATACATTCTCTTTTTGACCATCAGCCACAAAGGCATCTAACTTTTCAAAGTCGATGTAATATAAATCTCCAAATATTTTAATCATTATTCATTATTTTTTTAAATTGCTCTTCATTATTTATAAAATCTAATATTGATTCTAATGTATAATCAGACTCAGTATTTTCATTGTAAGTTGCTTCGATTTTAACTGAAATCTTACCTTCAGGTTTACTATCTAAAGCTACTGGGTTTGCTGTAACTAAAACATCTACATCATCCCATAATTTCTTAGTATCAAGTACGAATTTAATGCTATTACCAGTAAACCCTAGTTTTGATAAAAAGAATAGTGTTGCGGGTCTACTTTTATGTACGTCTCTACTTAATAATATAACCTCGTGTTCTTCGTAGTCGTTTATGTCGTTAATAAAACTGTTTAGAATTGGACCGACATTTTTATATGATTGGTCAGCGTGTGCGAATATTTCCATTGGACTCTCGCTGTATAGAAACTTATGAAAAGCTTCCTGTGAGTCAAACTTGAAAAAACTGGCTAAGTCAAAGTCTTCTACTTTAACATCTTCTAAATCTTCACCGTAATATTTCTTATAAACGTACTTTAGTTGACCTACATAGTCTCTAATTACTTCGTTTAATGTTATTCCTATCTGAGCCATTTTTTATTTTTAATATACCACCTAAAAATAAAAAAGGTATATCTTTTTATTTATTATTCACTTTTAGTGAAAATTGGTTATATTTATTATTATAAATGAGAGATTATTATGTGGACTACAATGCAAGAAAAGAAATTAAAAGAAATTTATTCAAATAAAACTAATTTAGAAATAGCAACAATTTTGAATAAGTCTAAATCTTCAATTGACAATAAAGGGTATAGATTGGGTTTAAAAAAAAGTGAAAAATTTTTATTATGTAGAAATAAAAAAGGTCACAAAACTAAAATAAATCTAGGTTATAGAGATTTGAATTATAATGAATTAAAAAAAAATTTTAATAAATATACTTCAATAAGAGAATTAAAAGAGTTTGATGAGCCAGCTTATCAATCTGCTCGTTTAAAAGGTTATTT